TCGGGTAACATGGCTTTTTTAAGGCAACACTAACACAAAAAAGCCACAATCTAAACCCTATTTTGAACACTAAACTTTTTGACATATATCCTTTATTATCCTATAAGTAATAATTGCTTGCCAAAGAAAAGTAATCCCGAGAGGAAGTCTTGGGAACCTGTTCTCGGCAGAGGCTCTGCCACATACCGTTAAAATCGGTTGCAACAGAGTGCTAGCTCGTTGAGGCGAAGAGAACTTACTTGGCGAGGGGGGTTGTATCTAAAACGAGGTTGGCTCCTCTTCGATTTTACGCCCTAAACAACAGGGCGTAAAAAATAGTATTTGACACTAGGGACAATGTTGGAGTATAAGGGAGTATGAAAGGAGAAAAAATGAAATATAATATTTATAATGAAGAAGGAGTATTGGTTGCTTGTGATGAAGATAGTATTTTGGAATTACTAGAAGAAAATAAATATATAGTTGCATATTCCAAAAAAGATGATGAAGAAGCAAAAAAATTAAGAGAGGAAAGTGGTTATGAAGTATGAAAGCAAAAAAGAAAAAATACAAAGTTTATGTTGAGTGGTGGACTGAAGTAGAAGCAAAAGACCATGATGAAGCCATAGAGAAGGGCAGCGATGATTGGTTCTTTGACCACGACCACAAAAATTTTGTTGCTGAAGAAGTAAAGGAGATTAAATGAGAGCAAATAAAACAATTCAATTAAGCTTTGGAGATACCTACGACGAGGTAAGACACTTACTAAACAGTAATGACTGGCGAATTATGGATGCAGAAGCATTAATGAAATGTAATGACTGTCATCATCAATCCAGAGAGTACGCAGAACACGATGACGTGAGAGAAGAAGAAATAGATGGTGAAGAACCTTGTCAAGTTCGTTGTCCTAAATGTAAAAGCTGGTATTATTGGGAGCAAGATGAATTGGAAAGATAAAAGATTAAAAGAACTTCAAGATATGATTGACAACGGGTGTGATCCCGATTTGTTGATTGACGAATATCACGATATACAAACTACAAACGCAGATAGCTTTGAAAAGTTTCGTGAGGATCAAGAAGAAAGAAAGGCAAAATATATGCCACAATTAATACAACAATGGAGGAGTATCAAATGAACGAGATACACGAAAAATTAAATCAAGATATAGGAGAATTAGAACTTTCTGTAAGGTCAATGAATGGACTAAAGTTAGAGGGTTTTAAAACAGTTGGCGATTTAACAAGGTCAACTGAACAATATTTAAAACGTATCCCAAATATAGGAAAAATGTCAATAAATGAAATAAAAGATGTATTAAAAAATTTAGGACTTGAATTGGGTATGGGAGATACACCACAACCGGAGAGACCAAGAACTCTTATTTCAGAGTTAAGTGTTGATATAATTGGCAAAGTTAAAATGGCTTTTAAAAAATCATCAACAAGAATAATGACAAAACAAAGTTATACATGGGACGAAATAACTGAATATTTTGACGAACACGAAAAAATAGTTAAAATGTACAGGGAGCAAATGTATAATTGTTTCCGTCAACAATAGAAAGGAGGAAAAATGAATAACGAACTACAAAACCAATTAACTATGATAACTGATTTACATAGATCAGCGTCAAGCACGAGTAGAATATTCGCCATGAAACAAGTTATAGCTGATTTGAAAAAGATTATAGATAAATCTGTGCAATCTGAAAATGATAAGTATCAAGGTGAGAGTATGATAAAAGCCATGCACAAGATTGCAGACCTTATGATTAAATACCAGAAAGAAATTAATGAGGAAGAACAAGCAATACATGATGAACACCAAAAACTAGGAGCAAAGTTTAAGTGAAACTTAAAAAGATAAAAGAGAAGTTAGAGTTTTTGTCAGTCTATTACAGAGAAGGTATAATCGGCTTTGTAATAGGTTTCGTCTTTGGTGCGTTGTTGTTATAAATAAAACTTGACCAAACAGAAAGGATAATATGGAAGATATTAATTATGATTGGGTTGATAAGGAAATAAACAAAGTAAATAAAAAAGATATACAGTTAAGAGAACAACAAATGGAAGAAGCTGATAATATTTTTTGGAAATATATTGAAAAATATCCTAATTCAAAAAAGTATTTAGTTTTTTGGAACAAAAAAGAAAATTGTGGCAACGATACAGAATTGGGTCGTGAATTGTTTGATTATATAGATTGCACACTTGAACAAAGAGGGGAGGAGTAATATGAAAAAAAAGTTAAATCATTGTATAGCTCACGCAGACTATCTTTACGATAAATTAGTTGAAATTATTGAAGATGATTTTGCACGGCAAAAAGATTGGTTCGGTGAGAAAGATTACTTCAAAAAATTTAGTGAGGAAGAATTAGAAAAATACGTTGAAGATTTAATAGTTGATGATGGATTTTTAACGGCTAATGAACAAGCGAGAGAGCAGAAAGGATAATATGATAACTAAAGATATGATACATAAAGATAGTATTGAAGGTAATTATTTTGCTGATAATAATGCCGTAAAACTAGATTATCAAAATGGTACTATTGAAACTGTTTTATTTTGTGATGAAAAAGAATTTGCAGAACACACCGCAGAGGCTTTAAATATTTTATATAATTTAAACAATGACGGAATAGAATTAAAACAACAAGCGAGCAAGCAGAAGGGATAATATGAAAACATATAAAGCAATAATTAAAACCACTCAAGAATGGACTAAAGATATAAAAATTCCTGATGATGTAGAAGACATAAGAGATTATGTTAATGACCACTTTCACGAAACCCATTATAAAAATTTTGATGATAGTTGGAAAAATAATTTAATAGTTCCAGAAGAGTACGAAATTATAGACATACAAGCGAGCAAGCAGAAGTGAGAACATATAAATTCACAGGCAGTAAAGAGTTCGAGGTACAGGCGAGAAGTTTGAAGAAAGCTCTTCGTTCTGCCGAAACACAAGCGACAGGCGACAAGCGAATCACAGGCGAGTGGACGAACAAGCGAGGCAACGAAGTTGTCATGCACTTTAACTTACCCATCAAGCGAAGAAAGAAAAAGTAATTAATAGTCTTTAATATATCCGGGTGGTAGTATTATTTTCTCTTCTCTTTGAGGTTTAAGAACTACTCGAAGAGACGTATCTTTTGGGTTATTACTCTCATGAACTTCAATACGTCTTATCTCTTCAAGATAACCAGTTTTAGACATGATATATACTTTCGCATTACTAACAGCGTTCCCACGTCTGCCTCCTGTGCCTTCGGTAAATTTATCTAAATATTCTTGTAAGTGTTTAACGTACACTAAACATCACCTTTGTTTCTAAACTCTTTCAGTAATTCTGTGGTGTTTTTTTCATTATTACTAAGTCTATTGTTTTCAATAGTTAAGTCATTAATGAAAGACTTCAGTTGATTGATTGTAGTCTCATACTCATCAGCTTTTGCGGCCTTAAGTTTTAAATCGAAAACTTCTTTTCTTAATTCACCATTCATTCTGCGGTGAATACTTTCTATTCTCTCTAAGTCTTCTATTCTCTTCTCAAGGTCATTTGAGGTTTTCTTTTTTATTTCTTCTAATTGACCCTCTAAATCCTCTATATCTTTATTTGTCATAACCATACTTGACATTATAGGAGTGTTACCTTAAATTGTCAATATGGGAGTACCAAAAAGATTAACAGAAATGCAAAAAAGGTTCGCAGAATACATAGTATTTGGTGGACCAAACGGGCCTGTATCACAAACAGAGGCGGCCAAACTAGCGGGTTATAGTGAAAAAAGAGCAAGGTCTGAGGGATCAGAGTTATTGAACCCAAGACTATCACCACTCGTAGTTCAATATGTAGACAAGTTAAAACAAGAAAGGTTGAAAAAGTTTGAAGTTAATTATGAAAACCACGTTGCAGAGCTAGCAAGAATTAAAGAGGCAGCTTTGAAAAAAGGTAGTTTCTCATCAGCCGTAAATGCAGAAACAAATAGAGGTAAAGCCGCAGGCTTATACATAGATAGAAAAATAATTAAAACCGGCAAGCTAGATGATATGTCGTTAGAAGAATTAGAGGCTAGAATGAAAAAGATAGAAGATGATTACTC